CGGAGAGTTAGGACACCCCGAAGGGCCAACAATCAATTTAGACAAAGTATCCCACATGATTACCGAACTAAACGAAGACGGTACAAACTGGGTGGGTAAAGCAAAGATTTTAAGTACCCCTAACGGTGAGATTGTAAAAAATCTTATCGATGACGGTGCAAAACTAGGTGTTTCTTCAAGAGGACTTGGTTCATTAGAACAAAAATCAGACGCACAGTATGTGAAGTCCGACTTTCAACTTGCAACTGCAGGTGATATTGTCGCAGACCCTTCAGCGCCAGATGCCTTCGTAGACGGTATCATGGAAGGTGTTGAGTGGATTATGGACAACGGAATCCTTAAAAGGCAAGAAATGGAGTCTATGAGAGAGATTCTAATGAAAGAAAAACAGTCAAGACTGGAAGAAACAAAAATAAATCTATGGAAAGAGTTCGTTAAGAACTTATAACATATAAATAAAAAAGTAAACTCAAACAGGAGAAAAATATGGCAGAGTTAGATACAAACCAAGATGAGCTATTAGAGGCAGGACAACCTGACGCTAAAGCTGAGAAAGGTGACAAAAACCCGCCTAAGCAAGGTTCAAGTGATGCCGAAAAAGTAGAAAGCGGCAAAGCTGAAGTCGTCAAACCCGAAGAAAATCCTGTTGACAAAGCTGTCGATTCTGTAGATAAAGCAGAAGATGGAGTCAAAGAGATTTCCAACGACCCTCAACAAAAGGGTGAAGGGAAACCTGATAAGGCTGAAAAAATCAAAGAAGGTGAAGGCGCTGACGAAGAAGCAGAAGTTTCTGAAGCAGAAGAAAAAGCTCCTTCTAAGATGGAAACAATCAAAGCTATGGTCAACACAATGAAGGAAATGAATAAAGAAGACCTTCAAGGTATTTTCTCTTCTATTTCAGAAGATGAGGTTGACGAGTCTTTGACTAAGGCAGAAATCGCAAGAAACATTGTCGAACTAGTTAAGAAACTAGATGACGAAAAGGTTCAAGAGATGTACGGCAAGATGAAAGGTGTCGAGGACGAGGAAGAAGAAGACGAAGACAAGAAGATGAAAAAAGAATCTGTTGACGAAGAAGCTTCCGAAGAACTCGAATCTAAACTTGTAGAGATTGAAATTGAAGACGACCTAAATGCAATCTCAGAAGCATTAGACTTGTCAGAAGAGAACCAAGAAAAAGCTAAAACAATCTTTAAAGCTGCTGTTACTTCTAAAGTAGCAGAAGTTGAAAAAGACTTGAAAGAAGCTTACGAAACAGAATTACAAACCTCAGTAGATAAGGTCAAAGCCGACTTAAGTGAAGCAGTTGACAAATACTTGTCTTACGTTGCTGATGAGTGGACGAAAGAAAACGAATTAGCTATCGAGAGAGGTTTGAAAGCTGAAATGACTGAAAACTTTATTTCAGGATTGAAACAATTGTTCGTAGAACATTACGTTGAAGTTCCCGAAGAAAAGTATGACGTGATTGACGAGCTTTCTAATCGTCTCGATGAGATGGAAGTTAAACTTGACTCCGAAGTTCAAAAAAATATGGACATCGCAGAAGAGTTGGACACTCTCAAGAGAGAAAATGTGGTAAGGGATGCGTCTTCGGACTTAACTGAATCACAAAAAGAGAAACTAGAATCACTTGCAAACGGTGTAGACTTCAAAGACGAAGCTGACTTCCAAGAGAAGATTGGTGAAATCAAAGAAGCATACTTCGGTATTGAAGGTGAATCTATTTCCGAGGATACTGTAGTTGAAGAAGGGACTGGTACGCTTGAAGACGAAGAGTCTGCACCTGTACTTGCTCCTGAAATGAACAGGTATTCTGACGCAATTAGTAAACTAAAACCATTAGGTTAATTTAAAGGGGAAAACAAATGTTTTTATCTGAAAACTTACAGGAAAAGTGGCAACCTATCCTAGAGCATTCTGATTTGCCAAAAATCGAAGACTCTTACAAGAAGGCTGTTACTGCAGTTATCCTAGAAAACCAAGAAAAAGCTCTTAACGAAGATAGAGTTTCTCTTGAAGAAGCTGCACCTTTAAATGCTACTGGCAGTTCTGCTATTTCTAACTGGGATCCAATCCTAATTAGTCTAGTAAGAAGAGCTATGCCTAACTTGGTTGCTTACGACATTTGTGGTGTTCAACCAATGACTGGGCCAACTGGTCTTATCTTTGCTATGAAAGCAAGATATAACGACTATCCTACTCAAGGACGTGAAGGTAAAACTGAAGCACTTGGTGTTGACGAACCTCATACTCCTTATTCGAGTGCGGCTCAAACAACTTCAGCTGGTGCATTAACAGCTGCAATCAGTGACCCATTTGACACTAGTTCACCTTCTTATGAAGACACAACTGGTTCAGGTATGTCTACTGCAACTGCAGAAGCATTAGGTGATGTCGAAGCTTCCAACGGATTCGCTCAAATGGCTTTCACAATTGAGAAAGCAACAGTAACTGCTAAATCAAGAGCACTTAAAGCGGAATACACTTTAGAATTGGCACAAGACCTTAAAGCAATTCACGGTCTAGACGCTGAATCTGAACTCGCTAACATTCTTTCATCTGAAATCCTTGCTGAAATCAACAGGGAAGTTGTAAGAAACGTTAATATCCAAGCAAAAGTTGGTGCATCTGCAACAGCTTCAGCTGGAACATTCAACCTTGACGTTGATGCTAACGGACGTTGGTCAGTTGAGAAATTCAAAGGTCTATTATTCCAAATAGAAAGAGAATCAAATGTAATCGCAAAAGAAACAAGAAGAGGTAAAGGTAACTTTATCCTTTGTTCTTCTGACGTTGCATCTGCACTTTCAATGGCTGGTGTATTAGATTATACTCCTGCGCTTAACACTGACATTAACGTTGACGATACTGGTAATACTTTTGCTGGTGTTCTAAACGGTAGAGTTAAAGTTTACATCGACCCATATGCTGGTGTTGATTACTTGACTGTCGGTTACAGAGGGTCTAACCCTTATGACGCTGGACTTTTCTATTGCCCATACGTTCCATTACAAATGGTTCGTGCGGTTGGTGAGAATACTTTCCAACCTAAGATTGGTTTCAAAACAAGATACGGAATGGTATCTAACCCATTCGTAGGTTCTACACCTGCTAATGGTCTAGCTTCTGCTGGTACAAACCAATACTACAGAAAGTTCGCAGTATCTAACATTCTATAAGAATAGTTACTTCCGAATTAAAAACCCCTCTTTATTGAGGGGTTTTTTTTGTCTAAATATAATACGTTCATCTCGAAAGAGACGGAAGTAAACCTGAAAACCTCTCACCGTTCAGGTGAGGTAAGCAAGTACCCATTCGGGGAACGAGACCGAAAGTTGAAGGAACGCATTTTTTATTTTAATTAATTAGAATAGGAGATGATATGAAAAACTTTTACAGAGGTATCTCATACAATCCTGCTGATATAAAAGAAACTCGTTCTGAGTTTGCTGGTATATACAGAGGAACCAAGCACGATACTGCCAAAGAAAAGTCTAGTAATCCACAGCACGGAGTATACCGTGGTGTTAAATGGGTTGCTTAACTAAATATGAATGATACAATCATTCGTGCAGGACGGTAGTATCCGAAAGGGGAAGACTTAACATCTTCCCCTTTCTTTTTATGTGTCACAAATATGACAGTTGTGTGACAATTGTGTGTCTAAATATTAGTATGGAACAAATTGTAAACACAATATTACTTCTAATGTTGCCTTGGGGTATCTTAGGTTTTTATCTATTGATAACGCCATCAGACAAAGGAATCTTTGAACAAATTCATAAGATAATGAAATCTGGCAGAATTAACAAAGTCGCCAACAAAGTCTTGAGGTAGTTTAAAAATACCTAAATAGGTATATGACTACGATTAACAAATCTATACTTCAAAAGAACAACTTTAGACTTCTCATCGATAAAGTACCAACGGTGGAATACTTTGTGCGTACTGCAAATGTGCCTGGCATATCATTCAGTGAGACTGCTGTACCAGCAGGTATAGGACTGGACGCATATTTTCCAGGCGATAAAGTTGAATTTGAGAAGTTGTCTGTATCGTTTTTGGTAGACGAAGACCTAGAAAACTTCAAAGAGATTTATAATTGGATGGATTCTATTGTACCTATACAAGACCCAACTAAGTATAAAACTCTAACAGGAACGACTGCAACAAGAACCAATGCATATTCAAGTTCGAGTGGTGACCTAAACCAATATAGCATGATTACACTCGTACTAAATACCAATAAGAATATACCGAACAGGTTCTTTAAATTTTATGACGCATTTCCAACGTCACTTAGTGGATTGGAACTTGCATCAGGTGAATCGGGTGAAGCAGTAGTATGTACAGTAGACTTTAGATTTACCTATTATGAGATAGGAACCACTAGTTAAAAACACATTTACGTGATATAATTATAGTATGAACTTAGAAGAGCTACGCAATGAGTGGTCTAAGGATTGTGAAATTGACGATATCGAACTAGATAAATCGTCACTAGAAGTCCCCAAACTACACGCAAAATATCAAGAATTCTTGACCGATAATATATTGATTCTCAAGAACTTAGAATTCCAATACAATACCCTGCTTAAGAACAAGTGGTTATGGTATAACGGAAAAATGTCTGAGGAACAAATAAAAGAACTTGGTTGGGAAGACGACCCTTTTGACGGTCTCAAAGTCATGAAGAATGATATGCAGATATGGTATAACGCTGACCAAGACTTACAAAGAATGAGTGGTAAAGTGGAGTATCAGAAAATCATTATCAACTTCTTGAAAGAGTGTATGCAAAATATCACTTGGAGACACCAAACGATTAAAAATACAATCGACTGGCGAAAATTTATGGCGGGACAATGATACT